AATCTGCAAGACCAATTTATCAACCATCATATTCTGGTGGCGGAGCAGATAATCTATCTAATATAGATAGAACTGTTAAGACAGTTACGACAGATTATACATTAACAATACGAGATTGGTATGTTGGTGTTAATGCATCTGAAATCGTTACTATAACTTTACCGACAAAAGTTAAAAATGGCAAAGAATTTGTTGTAAAAGATGAAAGTGGACATGCTGAATTAACTCCTATACGTATTATTGGCAATATTGATAATGATGTAAATGGAGTAGAGATTAGAATCGATAACGGCAGTGTCACTCTTCTTTATAACAACGGTTGGCGAATAATATAAATGAAATAAAATTGGAGAACTAAATGACTTTTCTTCTTGATGACAAAATTAAACTTGAGCAAACAGCACAAACAACAGCATTTGCTCGTCTTCGAACTGCTGAAGCAAGACTGCTTGGCGAATATCGCTATATGTATGGACAAGGAACTGTAAATGAAGTAGCAGATAAACTTGAAGGATCTGGCACTATTGTTCCAGATTTTGCCCGTAATTGCTTTTTAGCTCAAGTTGGAACTACATCTGGCGATAGAGTTGTTAGACAGACTAGACAATATCATCCATACATATCTGGAACTAGCACATTAGGATTGATTACATTTGTGATGAATCAAGCAAAAACTGGCCTAACACAAGAAGTCGGGATGTTTGATGATTTAAACGGATTTTTTCTTCGAGTCCGTGATAATGTAACAGAACTAGTTATTCGTAAGAATGGAGTTGATACTGAAGTTGTTGCACAAACAGCATGGAATGGTGATCGATTAGACGGATCAATGAATAGATTCAACAAGAGTGGATTTCTTGCTGATTGGAGCAAAGCACAAATTCTAGTTATTGACTATCAATGGCTAGGCGTTGGCAAAGTAAGATTTGGACTTGTTCTCGGAGATGAAATTGTTACTATACACACGTTCTATCACTCAAATGTAACAACAGAAGTTTATACAAATCAACCATCATTACCATTCAGATGGGAAATAAAGAATACATCGACAACAGCATCAAGCTCTGAGTTAATGGTTATATGTGCATCTGCATATTGTGAAGGAGCTGATTATGAGACTGGGTTTTCTAGGGGAATTAGTACAGATGGAACAACCGTACCAGTCACTACAGCAAATGCAACTGAAGGCAGAGGAATACTTGCTATTAGATTGAAAAATTCTTTACAAGGTAAACAAGTAAAGGCACTTGCAAGACTTAAAAATGCTAGTATCATTACAAATAATGATATCAATTATAAAGTTGTAATTCTTAATGGATCAAGTGCATTAAGTGGAACTCCAACATGGACAAGTGTTCCTGGGTATGGTTGGTGCGAGTATATAAAAGATTTTGCATTAGCAACTGGATGGGCAAGTGCAAATCAGTATCAAGTTATAGTAGATGATTTTGCTATTGGCGGACAAGGCAATCAGATTGGAACATTACAATCTGATCAGTTTGTGAATAGATCGACTGCAATTTATCAAAATTATGATTCAACCGATAGTCAGATTTTAGCAATAATTGGATACAGACTTGCTGCTGATGCTACTGTGAGAGCAACATTAAAATGGACTGAGGTCAAATAATACTTGACATTCATATTAATATGTGATATAATTTAATTTTAATTATTGTTATTATTGTTATGAGCAAACCTGATAAATTTTTTACAAATATGACGGAGTTCTCTCTTCACATAGAGACTCTTGCAAAACAGATGGAGTGTTCTCATCTTGAAGCATTGACAACTTTTTGTGAAGAAACTGGCGCAGAATACGAAATTGTCGCTGGATTGATATCATCAACGCTTAAGCATAAAATTTATGAAGAAGCTGCACAATCGTATTCTATGCCCAGAATGACTGCTGTTCAGTTAGATGACATCTGAGAAAGCATTTCAACTCTATTTTGCTCTTAAACTTCATTTTAATTCTACATATGATGTTTTTACCAGTGGTACTAACTTTAGAGGCAAAAATGAAGTTTCTTTGCGAAAAGATTTTAAACTAATTTTTCCAATTACAAAAATTGTCAATACTGAAAGAAGTTTAATTGAATTTTGCGTTGCAAATTATCTTTATGATAATTCAAACTTTTTATACAATGCAGAATATGCAAATGAAAATTATAAACATTGGTGTAAAGTCAAAGAATCTCTTGACTATGCACTAGAAAAAGATCTTGGAACAATTAATCTCTTTTTGCTGAAGAAAAATTGTTCTTTAGATGATTATCTTGAAAAACAGGTAATCAGTGATATATTATCTAGATCTATTGAATATGAATCTTTAATTTTACTTGATAGAAGAATTTCTTGTTTAGATACGATTAAAGGATTTGATGCATCTAAATATATCACGCGAATGCGTAAAGCAAGCAAGTTTGTCAACAAAGGCACATTAGGTCATCGCCACATAAGCCATATTGACAGTTTTTTAAGCAATTTATAAACGAAAGGAAAGCCACATGGCTACAACTCTATCAGAACTTCGCAAATCTCGTTCATCTATGCTAGATAAGATTGTAAAAGATCTTGATTCTGGTGGTAAGCGAAATAATGAAGATGATTCTCGATTCTGGAAAATGACTCGTGATAAGGCTGGTAATGCATCAGCAATCATTCGATTCCTACCTCCAGTGAATGGAGATGATCTTCCATGGGTAAAGACATTCAGCTATGGATTTCAAGGTCCAAGCGGCAAGTGGTATATCAATGAATCACCAAGCACTATTGGTCTACCAGATCCAGTCATGGAGTATAATGCAGCAGCATATGCATCTAAGGACGAAGGTCGAATCGAAGATGCAAAGAAGCGTAAGCGTCGTACTCAATTCATTAGCAATATCTATGTTATCAAAGATCCAGCTAATCCTGAAAACGAAGGTAAAGTATTTCTATTCAAGTATGGAAAGAAGATTCATGATCTAATCGTTTCTAAGGCTAAGCCAGAGTTTGATTCTGAAGATCCAATCTATGTATGGGATCTATGGGAAGGATGCAACCTAAAGATTCGTATGAAGACTGTATCTAGCTATCCTAACTATGATAGTTCAGAATGGGCATCACAAGGTGCAGTATCATCTGATGACGATGATCTTCAGACGATTGTTAATTCTTGTCATAAACTAGCAGAGTTTATTGATCCAGCAAAATTCAAAACATATGAAAAGCTAAGCGAAGAGTTCAATCGTGCAATGTCTCTATCTGGTCCAATCGGCACAGCCGAAGAAAAGATGAAGCAAGAGCTTGATGAAGAGGAAGATTTTGATCTAGATAAGGAAGTAAAGAAAGCTGCTGCACAGCAGCCACGAAAGATCGAAAAGAAATCTGCGCCAGTTGCAGATGACGATGACGATCTAGAGAGCTTTAAAAAGATGCTAGATGAAATTTAATTCATTCTAATACAAACAAGGGCGCAAATTGCGCCCTTTTCTTTATCCAACAAATAATGCTTCCGGAGGTTCTTCCCATGTATTACGCAATTCTTGTTCTAGGCTAGCTATTTCTTGAACAGCTTCATCCCAAATTTGCTGACCATTAAGAGCAGCACCGCCTATCATTTGAACACCAGCGAATTTTTTTAAATTTTCACCCCACTGCTTTTTTATCAATGCAGTTGTATATCTCTTAAACCATGGATCTTCAAATACTTCTGGATATTCGACTGGATCAGTTGCAACATAACATTCTAAAACAACATACATATCTTCTAGAAGTCTTTTATCCCAATTAGTATCTAGATATACTCTATTCTGAACTTTATTAAATCGAATTGTTGGTTTACCATTCAACAATTGATCTAACATTGTCAAATGCTGCATTGTATGCACATAGTATGAAATGTTACCTGCTGTCCACAAAGTATACATTTCATTTAGTAGATATTGATATTGAACAGAGAATAGATTAGCATCTTGACTTCCAGATGCTCCTACCGTATAGGGAAGAATTCTAACGACTCCCATCACGTTTGCTGGAACAGGAATATATTTGTTTGTTCTATCTGTAGCTGTTATTTGATGCTTTACATAACTTCTAACTGTTCCATCGAAGTGATGGTCTTGAAATTTTCGTTTAGCATCTTCGTATCTATCTTGTATTTGATCATCCGTAACATCTACAGATACTACAGGTGCGCCTAGCGTTCTTAAACAATATCGTTTAAAATCGTCTAATGTTGTTATTGGCATATTATGTCTCTTCTTTTACGTTAAAATGGAATATCGTCATCATCAAAAGTTCTTGGATCATGTACAGTATATCTAGGCATATCACGTTTCATGATATCATATTTTTCTTTAGCTTTTCTCTTAATTGAATCTGGAATTCTTGGACTATTTTTTATCACATGATCTAGTGTATATGCATCAGCTTTTTCTAGAATTTTATTTGCATGATCCATATTAAATGATTTATGATTAATAACATCTGAGTCTAGATTTTTTGCGTTGTCTATGACATTGTGTAAAACTTCCTTACTTGCATTTGGTTGATAATGCAAGTGCTTACCAACAACATCTGCGTATTCTGGTTTAGATAGTACTTCATTTGGAACATTTTTAAGTTTAAAATATCCAGAATCCGCAATATCATCCGCAGTATATATTGTTTTCTCTGGATCAATTCGATTTACGAGACTTGTAGCATCTTGCCCATTAACATCACGACGAGAAAAAAATGGTCTTAATTCATATGGTACTCTATTTCTAGAATACAGACTGGCAGCTTCGTTCTTTGTTAAAAATGGACTAGATACTAGTTCTGAAGTGATGTTTGCATCACTCTTTGCACTGTTAATAATTGCATCTTTATGTTCTTGTGTTAATGATGGAGTATGAAGAAGCGCAGCTTGATATCGTCTCTTATAATAAGATGAACTTTTATTACCAATATTAATTAGTTGTCCCAATTCATTTGCTTTTACATCATTGTGTCTAACAAATGATTTATACTCTCCGGGTTGCATTACTCCAACTTGAATTTGTTTAGCAAAATTGTATACTGCGTCTTTTCTTATAAATTCTGGCACTTTTTGATTATGTGCAACCCGATATGCATCATTTGCTTTGCCATTTTCTCTAGAAAATCTATCTAAATGATCTAACTGATCATCTGTAAATTTATATCTACCATTATGAATAATATTGTCTAATAGATCATCGAATCTATCGCCATATTCAGAATGCCTTTCGCTGATAATATCATCAACAACATGATCTGTTAAATTTGAATTTTCTGTAAGTCTTCTCAAACGTCTTTCAGGAGAATTCGCAAAATAATTATTTGTATTACGATTTATAGCATCATTTTTTAATGTATGATACACCAAATTAAACTGTTCATCTTTCAAAGATGGATTTTCTAATAAATGATCTGATATTTTTGTAAATCCATGAGTTGCTCTGCTGATTTGATTTGGTGTCAGGTGAATATTCTTTTGAATCAATTCTGGCTCATTTTCATATTCTCGCATGACATAATTGAACTGATCGTCATTTAATTTATGTAAATGGAAATTTTCATGAAAATGTACATAGTTATCAATTTTATCCATATTATTCCAAGATTTCTGGAATTTTTCTTCGTTACCTTCACCAAACCGAGATTGTCCTAGAATATTTCTTATTCCTTGATCTTGTGCTGTTTTTTCTATAAATTTCTTTATATGTGGTACATACTCAGAATACCTTTTATCATGATTGAAATCTATCTCATGATTGTCTGGATCTTTTGTTTGCATTGATGCATGATGAAATCCTAGATAAGACCCATTTGGAAAATGCATCGTATACTTGTTGCCCTCATATGTATTAAAAGCATTGTATTCGCTATCAGCGGCATGGCACCATCTAGTTTCAAACTTTCTACCTGGTCCATAATTCTGAATAGTAGTCTCTTTATCTGGTAATCTATATCCTTTTACTCCATCTTCATTGTATTGAAGTTCTAGTTCGCCTGGCTTGACTTGTTTTGGAGATGTTCGTACAATATGTGCAACATCCTTCATGCTTTCAATAGAATGATTGTTTATGTTCGTATCATGTATTTTTGAGTTCGCATTACTAAAATGCGTTAAAGATTCTTTAACTGACGGATCAAAAACATCTTCACCTTTGCGATGTTGATTTACCAACCATTCTGTATATTTTTTATTCTGCGTTGGATCAACTGTATCGGCTATCCGATCAACAACATTATCCAATCTTCCAGCATACTTGGATTTGATAAAATCTAAACGATTTTCTAATAGAAGATGAAAATCATAAAGATCTCTATTAATGATACAGTTTTCAAAAAGATATTTTTCTAGAATAGTTTGGTGCATAATTTTTTCCTATAGATCTAAATTATTTAGAAGAAATCTGTTGACAATCGGACAGCATCTCGTTAGAATGATGCCTTCAACATCTGAAAGATCACTATGTACAAGACTGATGAAAAGAATTTTGATATCATCAAGCAATCTTTGTATAGCACAAAGATCACCAGAATGCTTGCACAGGAAAATCTTGGCGTAAGATTTGATTCATCTGCAACAACTGCATTCTTTGAGCCAAAGTCCAGGACGATTACTTTTCCACACTCTGCTGAATTTCTTGATCATGATGTGCATGAGTTGTTCATGATGCATGAAATTTCTCACGCTCTGCATATTCCAGAGAACTCTTTTGATCTTCTAAAGGAAAAGAACATCAATCATGGTATGTTCAATATCGTGCTTGATATTCGTGATGAGCGTCTTATTAAAGAAAAGTATCCTGGATGCGTAGCATCAATGATTCGTGGGTATGAAAAGCTGATGGAGCGTGGATTTTTTGGCAACAAAAATGAAATGAATTTTACATGCTTTGCTAATCGATTGAACATTTATGCCAAGTGTGGAGTGAAATCTGCTTCATTTATTAATATGAATGAAAAAGAAATGGAGTTTTATAACAAGTGCTATGCTGCAACTTCATTTGAGGATGTTATGCTTCTTGCAGAGGAACTAGAAAAGTGGGAAGATACTTCCAAATTTAATATCTCGTCGGATCTTATCGAAGAACAAGAAAAGGCACTTGAAGAATATATCGCTCGTCGTATTCAAGAAATGCAAGACGCTGAAGATGGCGAATATGATGCGGATTTTGATTCTGAATCTGGAGGAAGTCTTACAAAAGAAGATATTCGCAAGATGATCGAAAAAGAAAAAGAACGAATTCGTAAACAGATGAGTCAAGATACATTTGACAAATCATTTAAAGAAAGCATTCTTTCAAACGCACATGTTATCAATTTTGTGTCAGTTGATTCAAAAATTGTAAACGTTGTGACTGCTAAGAAGTATTCTGAATATGTAAAAGAATATTGCTCTAAGAGTTGGTACAATCAAGAAGATGAAAACAATGTTTCTATGATTACCGAATCTGTTCGAGTTACTCGCAAAGCTATTCAACAATCAGTTGATTCAATGGTTCGTGTGTTTGAATCTCGCAAAGCGGCAGAACGATACAAAAATGCTAAAGTTAGCGATACTGGTCTAATTGATGTTAACAAGGCTTATCGTTATAAGTTTGATGATAAAATCTTTCGTCGATCAGTCAAAGTTCCAAATCAGAAAAATCATGCATATTACATCATGATTGATTGTTCTGGATCAATGCATTCGAGATTTCAACAAGTGATTGAACAGGTTCTTGTATTGACTGAATTTCTTCGTCGAATTCAAGTTCCTTATAAAGTAATTGGGTTTGGCGCATCGCTTGTGTCTGCTTTGTCAGATCCTAGAACAATTGTGCAATCACTTAAAAATGATGCCGCAAGTCTTGTTCGATATTTCAATGAAGAAATTTTTGAAATTCTTAGCAATGAACAGACACTCGCCGAACACAATATGGCAATCACTGGACTATATCGGCAAATTGGATTCTCTCTTGGATCTACGCCAACCGGTGCAGCTATGCTACGTGCCGAGCATCATGCAACCAAGTTTTTTAATGCTGTAGGTGCTTCTAAGAAACATATGGTAGTTATCACAGATGGTGAACCAACGGATCTGATTACTAACTCATATGGATATTCTGGCAAAACTCTTCTTATTGCTGATCCAATTACCAAAAAAGTTGTGACAAGCAAAGGCAATGCTCGATATTCCGCAATCAATTGCATTGGAAAAATCTTTGAATATCGACACAATATTTTGTTTAGCACGATCTCTCTCGTAAAAACTTTTAATCAAAATCAAATTGATAGCTTCGTTTCATCTAATATCACAAGTGAAAACACATCCGATTTTAGAAAAGATGGCTATGCAATGATTTCTGATCCATGGACAAAAAATAAAATCTTTTTCGCTAAGCCTTTTGGAGTAGATACCGATATTGATGACTTCAATGTTGAAGAAAATCAAACAGCTAGTCAGATCGCAAGAAGCATGACTAAAAATTTGAGGTCTGTTAAAAAGTCTCGCATTTTTCTGAATGCACTTGCAGAAAGTCTTTCATAAAAAGTCTTAGTGTTTTAGTCAGATATATAGAAATCTCTTGCAATTGTTGGAGATTTCTATAGAATTCATTTCTGTCGAAACACAAAAGGCTTTTCAAAATGATCCCGTTTGATGATGTTGTCCAGTCTCTCACCAAGAAGTTTGGGAATAGCATTGTTCGTTGTTCTGATGTGATTGATCACATTGAGAAGATCGGAGAAAAGCCTCATCGTTTTATGGCTGATCTTCGAGATAAGTTCAGTATCGCACACGGTAAAATGCTTTTTGCCGATAAAGAGCAACAACAAGAAAAGACATTGATTCAAGTTATCAACAGTGAAGAGACCGATTTTCAGATTCAACAACGAATTGGAAAGCGATTCAATGCTCTGGATGTCATGGCACGAGCCACGGCAAAGGGCATTAATCGTTCTCTGATCGTATCTGGTCCTCCCGGACTTGGAAAATCGTTCGGCATTGAACGTGCAGCAGAAGAAATCGTTGGCGATTTCACGCATGTAAAGGGATATATTCGTCCAACAGGTCTTTATAAGACTCTGTATGAAAATCGTTTTCCTAGCAATCTTATCGTATTTGATGATATTGATTCTTTGTTTAGCGATGAAACCTCGCTCAATCTGCTGAAGGCAGCGTGTGATAGCAGTGATGTTCGTCGGCTTAGCTGGCTTTCGAATTCCGTGATGGAAGATGACGATGGAGAAGAAATTCCTAAGAATTTTGAATTCGAAGGATCAATCATCTTCATTACAAACATCGATTTTGAAGCTCAAATCGAAAAGGCAACTAAACTTGCGCCTCACTTTGATGCATTGATGAGTCGTTCTCATTATCTTTCGCTTGACATTAAGAACAAGAGGGATTACATTGTTCGTATCAAGCAAGTTCTGAATGCTGGTATGCTTGATATTCTTTCAAAAGAAGAAAAAGAAGAAATTGTTTCTTTTATGGAGCAAAATATTGCTAAAATGCGCGAGTTGTCTCTTCGCATGGCAAAGAAGTTGGCAGATCTTATGCTGATGGATAAAACTACTTGGAAAGATCTTGCCAGCATGACTTGCATGAAACAATAAAATTTGTTGACATTTTTTAAAAATCATCTATAATACACATCACACACAGAAAGGTTAATCATGACTACAATTTCATCTTCTGATATTCGATACATTGAAAAGCTAAACGCAGCGAAGACGTTTTTCGGAGATAAATCTCTTGTTTCTCGTCAAGAAATTCTAAACTTTCAAGAAGTTTCTGGAACAAGCATGCCAGCAAAGTTTTGGACTCTTGCTCGTGTTGGTCGAGGAATGTTTTCTCTTGATGTACAACAAGAACCAGTTGAAGTTACATCAAATGTAATTCCAATGCCTCCAGCCGTACAAACTCAAGAAAAAGTTAATACAAAGTTTGATAAAGATTCTCTTATTCCGAAAGTAAAAGATACATTCGTGGAATGGGGAAACTACAAAACAGTTGAGACTCTTCTTAAGAGCAATGAATTCTTTACACTTTACATTACTGGTGATTCTGGATCTGGCAAGAATGAAATGGTAGCGCAAGCATGTGCTAAGCTGAATCGTCCTCTAGTTCGAGTATCAATGAATCGCGAAACTAAAGAAGAACATCTTATTGGATCGAAAACTCTTGTTGATGGAACAATCGTATATGAAGAAGGTCCGGTGGTCTGGGCAGCAGAAAATGGCGCTGTTTTGCTGATCGATGAAATCTCTTGTCTTCATGAGTCACAGACTGTTAGAATTGGAACTACTGATGAATGGAAAGAAGTGATTCTTTCTGATATGGAAATTGGTAAACCATACCCCATGGTGTCATTCAATCAAGAGACGAAAGAGTTTGAATCTGATGTTGGAATGATTATCAAAGATTCTGAAAAAGATTTGTATGAAGTTGAACTTGAAGACGGTCGAACTGTAATTCTAACATCCGACCATCCATTCATTTGTTCCGATGAATCAGGAAATGTCTTTGAGCTTTCTATAGACGAAGGACTCAAAGAAGGAGATTTCGTTGTTGTCTCGTGCGATTCTATGAATAAGTGATCTAGTCGTCTGGGGATTTGCTGCTAATCCGGCAGCAACCAAAATTTCGGAACACTTTACCAACGTTACTTTCTTTTTTCTTAGTTGATATACATGCATTATGACATCGTAGAATTTTGGATCAATTGTCTGATTAGTACCAAATCTAATGTATCCAAGAGGAACATTTCCTCCTCCAATTGGATCACCAGAAAAATAGGCTTTGAAATCTTCTGTTGTTTCAAATGAAATATCAATATCATCTCCATATTTGTCTCGATATCGTCTGTACAACTCTTCGATAGTTATATCGGATCGACGACCTTTTGTTGAGTTGATTATTCCATTTAACATTCTCAGATTCACAGAATCTCCAATGACCGCAGGATGAATTTTGTATTTTATGCCATCGCGTATAGAAAATATGTGATCGACATGTAAATCTGGAGAGCGACCGTCATATCCATCTATGGGATATTCTTTGAGAGATTTCTCTGTATATTTCCACACAAGATAGTAATAGTCCTCTGCACATCCTATTTTCTTCTTGCATTCTGAAATTGGCTTTGGTTTATGAACGGTATTCAATCCTTTTCGATTTCTATTTCGATATGCAGACATTGATACATATGCTGGATCGGGAGAAGGAGTTTCTTTTAACTTTCTTGCCGCCTCGTAGCACACATATTGATGATTTGAAACAACTCTACCATCAAGATAGCAAAAGAATTCTTCGATTTTACTATCTTGTTTGCTGCACCTAACTGCATATTGTCTAAGTGTAATGTGCTCTTTGGTTTCTATCCAACAAATATGTTTGCCGTCACATAGTTGCAAAATAGTTTGCTTTTCTTTTCGTGCAGCAATTTTTAATCCATTTTTAGTCAATGAGGGATGTTTTGTCTTGCGACCAGTTCGAAAATTGTTTGCACATCGTCGAGAACAAAATCTTTTCCAATCAAATTTTATGGATCCACATACTTGACATCGCTCAGGAACAAGACGATATGCAGTTAGAATATTGATTCTGTCTTTGAGTGTTGGATTAAGTGCGTCCCATGCGCTGGTTCTAAATACAATGTACTTTACAGCTAATGGATTTGTTTTCAGTTTTCGAACATACTCGCTATTAAGTACATCAAATTTATCAAATATTCGATGTCCGACGATACGCTCAAGCGTTGCTATTGCAGTTGACATTAAAGCTACTCCTTTATAGAATACGCGGGACAACGATCTACTCGTCGCTGTTTTTGTTCTGGAACAACAAAAACTAACCGCACATATATTTAGTCAAACTATTGACTTGATGCACTAAAAGATATACAATTGTGAAACACTCAACCGAAAGGAAAATCATGAACACCGTGAAGATCAAACGCATCAAAAAGCTGGATTCGACCGGAACAGTAAGAACTATTCACGTTGCCAAAAATCATACATTTGTTACTGGCAACGGGATCGTCACACATAACTGCGGAGATGCAAATGAGATCATGTGTCTTCAAGCAATCTGTGAAGGTGGCTCATTCTTCGTCAAGTCTGCAAACAAGCTGATCACGCCGAAAGAAGAATTCTGTATCATTGCAACAGATAACACAAAGGGGCGTGGAAGTGATTCTGGTCGCTACATTGGCACTAATATTCTCAATGATGCATTTCTAGAACGTTTCGAGATGACAATGGAGCAAGGCTATCCAAATGAAAAAATCGAGCGTAAAATCATTGAAAAGCTAATGCATTCGATTGATCTTGTTGACGATGCATTTACAAATCGGCTTGTTACTTGGGTTCAAGCAATTCGAAAGACTTTTCTAGAAGAAGCAATCGAAGAACAAATCACGACTCGTCGAGCATGTCATATCGTTAAGACTTACAAGAAACTGAAGAAAGCAGACCTTGCTATTGAACTATGTGTATCTCGATTCGATGAAACTACTAAACTTGCAATGATTTCTTTGTGGGAAAAACTAACTCCTGTTTCATCAACAGATAACGCTGAGAGCATTTAAGTATCATGTTAATGCAAATTCCAACTATTGAATTAGGAATATCAACTTCAGACTCATCTGATTGGATGTTAGTTGATATTGAAAATCTAGCATCTCCTAAGAATGGTTGGATTTGCATTGTTGATCAATATTGGCTACTAATTGACAATAAAATTGTTTTTTATAAAGATAAACCACTATACAATTTTAGCGAATCTTTTCTAGAGTATCTAATTACTGTTGAAGACTTTTTGAAAGATGCTAAGATTGTCAAGTTTTCAGTTTTATTTGTCAAAAATTAAAGGAATAAACTATGTTAGAAACTATTAGCGAAATCTTTACAGAAGCATATACACGAAACTGGATCACTGCCCGTGACGGCAATGCAAGCATTCGCTGGCATGATCGAGATCATATGTATGTTACTCCTAGCGGAGTTCGAAAACAAACATTGCAGCCAGAGATGTTTAAAAAAATCAAGTTTGTTGATACTACATACGCTGCTCCACCGTTCGTAATTCACTCTCATGAAGAGTTACCATACACAGACATCAGTAAGATGCTACGCCCCAGTGGAGAGCTTCCTATGCACTTGGCCATGCAACGAAAAATTAATACTGAGGTGCGGGTTGTTCTTCATTTGCATCCAACATATATTGTTGCAGCTATGTATGCTGGTGTAGAATTAGCTGATCTTGCAAAAGATTTTCCAGAATTGAGTCGATACACTACAGTTGCGCCAAATGT